CAGGCATAGGCATAGGCGCAGGCATAGGCATAGGCATAGGAGCCGGTATGCTGGGTGCCGGTGCAGGCATAGGCATCGGTATGTTAGGCACAGGAACAGGGGGCACCGGTGGCGGGGGTGGCAGCGGTATATTCGGCACAGGTGCAGGTGCAGGTATAGTCAAAACAGGATCAGGCAGTGGCGTAGGCAAAGGCATGGGTGGTTGCTTGACCGGTACTTTTACAGGCTCCGCTCTAGGCGGTTTTACTGGTGCAGTTTCCACACGCGGAGGAGGTGCAACGGGCACAGCAGGTATAGTCCTGCGGCGGCGACTTCCGCCTAACCCTCTTGTCGGTTCAGTCATAAAACGTGAAAAATCGACCATCAGAAGACTCCTTGAAAACGTTGTGGCCGCGCAATCGGGCTAAAACCTTTTACGACTCCGCCACGTGCCATACGTTTGGCAGGCGTTTCTCCAGCCTTTGACAAAGCAATAGCAACTGCTTGGTTTTGTTCATAGCCCTCATCCATCAACTTTTTGATGTTTTGGCTTTTTGTTTTGTTGCTACTACCTTTTTTTAATGGCATATCAGCAACCTATGTAATCACCGCCTTTGACGGCAGCGCCCATTCCGCGGGCTGTAAGCTTCGAGCCCACTGGTTTACCATATTCCATACGCTTATCGGAGTATGGTGCTTCAGCAGTTTTGCCGTATGGTATACGGCCCTGCTTATCGATTTCGGCAAATTCAACTGGTTTTGGTCCGTCTTTTGGCGCGGAACCACCTACCTTAACTACACTTTTCATTCTAACCTCCTCGGTTTTTAAGTAGCTCACGCTGCATGGCAGCATCAATTCTAGCTTGTGTTTGTCGTTCTTGTGAATCCAATCGCTGACCAAACTGTTGCGCCCTCGTTGCTTGATTTTGTGCATCAAGCTGCACTTTGGCTTGGTCAATCGCTTGATCGGCTTGATCTGCCTGCGCCCTGATTTGTAGCTCTTGTTCTTTGAGTTGTACCAGAGGATCAGGTGCGCCAGCGCCTGACAACTGTGCAGACAGTTCTTTAACTTGTTGTAGTCCTTCTGCCACAAATTGTGCTGTCAATTTCTCAATCTCCAACATCTCATCGTCTGTAGCAGGCTGACCACCTTTTTGTTGCATCTGTTGTAAATAGGCAACAGCCGCCTGTTCTTTAGCCGCTATCTGCACGTGCTCCATGACGTGCTTTTGCAAGGCCATTGCAACCGGTGGCATTGCACCTACCATAGGTGAGGACCCAAACACCAAGTGTGCAGTAATGTGTGCTTGATGGTTTTGCCCCTCAAACGCATGTAACTGCAACAGGTCTAACGCATTTATGTTTTCTTGCGCAGGGTCGAGAGGCGTGGGCTCCTCATCGGGAACCGCTTTCATAATCCGATCTACATCGGTCACGCCCAAAGCTTCATACATGTCTCTGAATACTTCAGCTAAGTTGTGAAGTTCAGGTGCTTGTGTAGCAAGCTGTAATTTGGTTTGCGCCATCACAATACGTTGTGCTTGGCTGAATACATTTGGATTACTGACAGGTACGACGTCTACACGATCATCGAAGTCACTTTGCATGATTCTTTCGTCACCGCCCGGCACAGAGTACGGATATCTTTGCGGCAAACTTTCAGACATCACACGTGCAAGAATCTTGAACTCTTGGCGCATTGCATAATGTAAACGCTTATGGACTGCACTCATAACACGAGTGCCTTGCTCCATCATCGCAATAGTCGTGCCAACTGCTGCTTGCTGGTTACCATCACCAACTTTTAAATCTGTTATGGTCGCGAAACGCTGGCCCGCTTGGACAACAAAACCAAGAAGATTGAATAAAGTTTGGTCAGGCCCTTTAAACGGCAACGGCATAAGGCTATCGCGGATAGCCCCACCCGGAGCATCAACATCGCGAAACTCACCGGGCTGCAATGGATCGTCATCATCTCTGATCCGTAGTCCACGAGCTTTGAAGCCCGCAGGGAGGTTGGACAACGTGCCTGCATCGATCAACTGTCGCAGTGCCGCCGTAGCGGTCCTAGATAGGCCGCCAATCGTGTGTATCAAACCTAAACCGTAAAAGCCGAAGCCCGGTAAAAACTTAAAATGTGTGAAATATTGTATTTTTTTACGCAACTCATCTTCTTCACGATAATTGCGTCGTATGGATAATATCTGACCATTGTCTTCAGATATCGTTACTATGTAAGGAATCTTGATACCCGTAGGCTCACCGTCGTCATCTTTGTCTTCGTAACCTTCAAGGTCCAAATCAACGTGGCATTCAAGAATTGTGCAGTCATAATCAATCTGATTCGGCTCTACGCCCTCTATGCGATCTAATTCACCCTCCAAATCAGACATTTCTTTTTGAGCGGGGATGACTTCTACGTCTAAATATGTGCCTGCAATCTGTCTTTTGCGTAGGTCATTGAGTGACATACGCACGACTTGGGTAATATTAGGGCATGTTTCGAGGTCCGCGGTCTCATAAGGGACCACCAAGTTTTCTACGGGCACAAACTTAGATACCGCCCTGCCCAAAGTTTCATCGAAGTATGTTTTCTTGAACGTTGAGCCCGCTAAAGGCAAATAGAACAACATCTGATCCATGTCAGGCGTGTATTCTTCCATCACATTTGTGATGTAATAATTCATAAACTGCCGTACACGGGACGCTTGCTGCGTCTTTGACACAGTTTCTTTGCCCATTACTACGGTGCGAACGGGCCCCGAAGCGGGTAATAATTCATTAAACGCTTGTGCTTGGAATTGTGTGGCAGCTTCGGCTAGTAAAGGATGAGTCACACCGGAGGCTCCACGGAACGGCTGTGTGCGCTCATCGTAAGTAAAGCCAAGAAGCTCTAATCCGTTTGTGTAAGCATCCTCCCATTCTTGACGACTTGCTTTGTTTGCATCGAACTCTCCAAGCAAATCACTAGAAATACGGACTAGTTCTCTGTCCGGTATCTCTTCTGCTAAGTTCATGTAAAAATCGTCACTCTTACCGCGCTGATCCTGTGGATCAAAGTCGATAATGACTCCGCCATCATCTTCTGGCTTTATTTCGATAGAACCAACGTCAGTTGCTTCAATGTCAGCCATCACGACATTTGCACTATCTGGCAACTCAAGTTCTACTTCAGCAGCTAAATCGTCTGTGTCTAGTTGTGATGGAACATCCATCAAGCCTGCATTTGGTTTACCATTTGCCATTGCCACTCCTATTTATCTGGGAGGAAATACCCGTATGAATCTCTTGGGAAATACAGGTCCATCCCTCCTTGTGGGCTCCTAAACTCGCGTTCATTCGCGGGCCGTCCCATAATTGCATCTAATTGCTCAAATATTTTAGCATCAACCATCCTTGAAAGTTGTTCTGGTGTTGCTTGAATACCAGCTTGTTTAAAAATTGCTACTCCAACCGCATTGTTTCTTTTATCCATAGCACGATGTAATCGATTTGAAACACCAATATCTTCGCCCAGATCGCCAACCTTCATCGCGGTCTTTGGTCCGTAGTCCGCGGCGACCATTGCACTACCCAATGCGTGTCCACGGGCATCCGCCAGTTCTTGGGGGGTAGGTAGGTCTTCACGTCCGGGCGGACGAGAAAATCGATTAGGACCCTTGATGGGGTCCTCAACTAGCGGATAGCCGTAGTCACTTGCAAGAGTTTCGAAAAAGGTAGGGTTGTCACCGTAATAAGTTTCGCGGGCCGCGGAGCCCGGATTACCAGACATTCTTATTTCGGATTGTTTGTTTTTACTAAACTGTGCGCCCTCTGGAGGGTCTGCAAAAGGTGTATATTGTTCTACAAAAAAAGTTGCTACACCACGTTCCTCAAAGTCTTGTGCTTCTGGCGGGGTTGTAGTATCTTCTACCACTACTGTAGCACCGCCGTCCTCGTAGTAGGACACGAATCCGCCCGCTCCAAGGTTTACCGCAGGACTATTCATTAGCAGGCCTTTCCATTTTTAAATTAATAATACAGTTTCACTGTAGCATGGTTTTCTTCATCTTCCCAGTCATCTGTTGGTAGTTGCACAAAATTTCCTTGTCTATAGCGCATAAGCGCCTGTGTCATACTATCAACCAAGTCATCATTTTCACCATTAGGAAAAGCTGCCACCTCTTCAATTAACTCATCTGAGAAAGTTTCATCGGGGGCCCAAACCATCCCTGCCTCAAACAATGGTGATACACTATGTACTCTACTGACCTTATCGTTGCCACGACTAGGTGTAAAGTTAACAACAGGTATACCCATGTTGCGTAACTCGTGTGTTAACGGCATACCACT